TGCCTGTTCCTGTCTTATCTGCTTCCGGAACAACCGAAATTCCTTTGACAACCCCTAAATATTCTTCAGTTGTCAATCTTGGATTATTTAATATTTCTTGGTAGGTATATAAATCCGATAATGGAATTGTATTAAATTTTTTAGCCAATTCATATATATCATATTTAACACAACCGGCAAAAAAAGAATCCATAATTGAGTTTACTCTTTCATCATTTTTATTTTTAAGTTGTTTATCAACTAATAAATTTATAACGGACGGATTATCAACAATAATAGTCCAACTTAAATTACCACTCCTACTAGTGTCTTTATAAGTATATATTGGTTCAGGTCTTCCTAAAAATGATGTAGGTGTAAAATTAGGTGTACTTGAGTCACTAAACGTTAAATTATATGGAGGAAACCACATAACCCTACCACCATTTGGACCCTTCTCACATACTGGTAAATCATCGTAAGTGTATCCAGGTCTACTAGATGTTCTCCAAGCTAAATTCTCAATTGAGAACATATATTTTTTAGCTATAAAATTACCTTTTGCGTCTCGTTTAATATTTGTTGAGTTATCCCCTTTAATTGGGGCTATATTCAAATTATATGTGTTATCTAATACTGAATTGTTAAATTTTCTTCCACTCTTGGTTATCCCATCACTCTTTTGTAAATCAGCGTAAGTGTAATATGGTGTATCTTTTGTAAAAAGACGGCAATACTCAATACCACGTTGTTCCCCAGTTGTATTGTCAGTATATGAAACAACCTTAGAACCTTTAGTTATTTCCTTATACCCATCATTGAATACTTTACTAACTTGATTAATTGCATTACCAACGTGTTTTAATTTAGTAACACCAGCAACATTGTCGGCAGAATCAATTAATCTCTGTGTGTTATCTAATATTGAATCTTGTTTAAAGGTAACATTTGTTGATTCATCTCTGCTATATTGGGCTGTGATAACATTGAATTCTTTATCTTTAGAACCTTTCCCACCACCAACAGTTGCCTTGTATCCCGCAGCCCCTTTATATTTTGGTGATGTCCAAACAAATTGACCTACAATACCACCATCGTCAGAATAAGACTTACCAGCTAATCCGAAATTTAATTTATTTTCATTTCCTTCATATAGAATACCTAATTCAGATGGTCCATAAACATTGGTTTGAACTTGTTTTCCTCCAGCATTAACTGGTATTTGATTAGGGGGTGAGGTGATTGTTGACGGTTCGGAAGTTCTTGACCCCACATAATATCCACCCCTTAAAGTCCCATTTTCTGGGTTTATTGAACCAAGGGTGTCTCTTATTATTTGACCAAACCCTCTTTCATAAAATGGTTGGTACTTATTATAATTAATAGTTTGGAACAATACGGAACGTTGTCCACCACCTGTGTTTGATAAAAATATTTCTGATGGGTTTCTATTCGTATTTAATATTGGTCCTAAAAATCCACCAGTTAATCTGTTTATTACATTTAATGCTTGAGTTGTTTGTCTAGACATACCAGCTCCTGGTTCATTCTCTAAGAAGTAATCACCAGGTATTAATGAAAAAGGTAAATAAGCACCAGTTAGTCTTAATGCCAATTCAGCTCCAGCTGTCACTGGATTTTCAGGAACTGTAATTCTGTAATCCCTATATACTAACGGTTCTCTACCACTCGCAACTAAACTACCTTCAAATGGGTCTGATAATACATCTAAATTTACTGAACCCAAAGTTCTTTGAAATAACTCGGCTTCAATCCTTGCTTGGATTGCAAACTTAAGAGACTCCGCACCTAATTTGGCAATAAATGAATCTTGAGATAACAATCCATCAGAACCCGTAGGATTGTTTGATAATAATATATTATAAGGAGAATATGATGACGGTATAAATGTGGGTGGATTCCAATACGGAACATATAGTCTATTGTTATTTTGAATTGAATCAATAACAACCATATTATTAAACCCTCCAACGGGACCATATCTATTTTCAATATACGCAGCATCAATATAAAATTCATTTACCAAGTCTAATACCGTATCATTGAGATTGTATTCACCTTGGTTTGGGGTAACAGGTAAGTTATTATTTATAACGGTATTTTGGTATCCGTTATTAGGTCCGTATTCGTTTAATGTTTGAGTATTTCTGACAAATGGATTCTGACTAATAAGTTCATTTGGTGAATCAACTACATTAAAATTTGACACAGATGTTTCATAGTTCTGAGGACCAGATGGTGGTGTATATAAACCACTAACACTATATGGGGGTAAGTTTCTAGTAATTAAACTATTTCTAAAACTTGAACTATTAACAAAAGATAATATACTATCAGCCATTATTTGATTTTATAATAAATAGATATTTTTTATTTTTTTACGAGTTCTATTTCACCTCTTTTAATAGCTTCAACTAATGCTTGGTCTAATTTTCCTCCTTTTATCCAATTTAATAACATTTGTTCTTCTGCGGGTGATTGAAGTCCAGTTACACTTAATTCCATTTTCAATGGTTTACTAAAATTTATTTCCCCACTTGAATTAGCTCCAGTTTTTGGTATTTCTACTACTTTTTCTATTTCTTTTTTCGCCGCAGTTGTTTCAGTAGAGGTTTTTAGATTATTATTTGTAGCTTTTACTGTTTCAGTTAATGTTGTAAACTCTTTTTCCAAACCTTCTTGTTTTGCAACAAATTCACCAGTTTTTGTTGCTAAGGTAGTCATAACACCAATTAATGGATTAGTTGATTTACCTAAATCACTTAAAGCAGTATTCGCCCCTGATATTACATCACCCAACGCAGCGTCAGACCATTTTTTACCTTCTGACTCAGCTTTAGTTAATGAACCAACTAAATCACCTTTTTTTATTCCTTCTAATAAATCTTGACCTATTTTGTCCCCAGTTTCTCTAATTGTTGGGATTTGCAATCTTTCACCACTAACTAATTTTGGGATTACTTGAGATAGTTCTATATTGGCTTTATTAGCCATTTCTTGAGTGTCTGAACTAGCAACAGCTGCCCCTACTCTATTAGCTATGGATTTAACATTTGCTAATACTGACTCCGAAACGGTTAATTGTCCTTTCGCAATATCTTCCATTGATTTGGGTTTTGAGTCTTCCAAGAATTTTTTATATGTCTCAGGTTGTTCTTGGAACAATTTCATTGCCTTATCAATACCCATATCTTTTCCGTCCAATCGTAACATATATTCACCACCTTCACCCATTTCAGCCATATTGGCAACAAATTTTCTTTGTTCTTCGGTGAATGTGTCAGGGAATGATATTTTCTTTAATTTATCATCCATTTCTGCCGCAGATTTTGCCATTTTTGCAAAAGCTTCTGGTTGCATACCAAGAGCTTGTGCTACTTCTTGTAATTGTCGTTTAGCCCCTGGTGCTATTTGGAATGACTTTGTTTTTTCATTAAACTCAACAAAGGTCTTACTCATTTCAGCCATTTGGTTTTGTAATTCCGCTGGGTCATTTTGAGCTAAATCCATTAATCTTAGTGGGTCTAACAAATCACTCTGAGCCATACCAAGTCTTTGTAATGCCGCGGCCATCTCAATAGCACTTTCAGGTTCAAATGTCTTAGACATTGTATTTTGAATATCTTTAACAGTAATTCTTAAATTTGTTGCTTGAGTTGCCATTTTAGCTAAACCCTCAACACCTCCGGCAAAATTATACTTATCCATTAAACCCATATTACTCATAACCTCACTGGATACGGTTTTGACATTTATACCCGATTCTCTAGCGGTATCAACAACCTTTTGCATATTTTGACTAACTTGATATACTGAAAACCCAGCATCTTTAAATCCATTAATCAATGTAGCATTTTGAACTCCAGTTACTTGTGCTGTTGCGTAAAGTTTAGCGTAAGAATCTGATGTTAATGTAATATTTCTATTTAGTGCCTTACCAACGTCTAATGCTAATGTAGCAACATCATCAAGTCCTCCACCTAATTGAGTTACACTAACTACAGCATCGGCCATAGATTTTTTAAGTTCAACAATGTTGTCACGACCTAATCCAAATGCCTTTGTTGCCGCAATTGCTTTATTTTCATATTCTTGAATTTGTTTAGAGATATCTGTTGTTCTAAAATTCGATAGGAATGCAGAACCTACGACTTCAGCATATTTACCCAAAGATTTAAAGACATCCGTAAACTTTTTTTCATCATCACCCATACTATAACATTTAACATAAATACACAAAAAGACTAATTTATTAATTAGTCTTTCGGTGTATTGTACTCAATTATTTTATCAATCAAATATTTTCTCATATATGTAGGCATAATCCAAAAATCACTCCAAGATAATCCTAAGTGTTTTGCCATAACATAATATTCATCCAATAATAGCGTTCCGTAATTAGAAGAAAGGACGAAAAAACTCCGCCCCAAAAGTAACATCAAATGTTACTTTTTCTCCTGATGGGGCTAAAATTGTTTTACTTAAATCTAATGATGGTTGATTATCCTTAATAAAATTTCTTATATATTTTGAATCAGAAATTGGTAGACTTTCAATGAATAGTGAAATGTTTCCTCTATCGGTATCTCCGTTTATTTCTTGAACTATTTTATTTAGTCTCCAAGTAATTTTAGGTATAATTAAATTAGCTGGGTATTGTTCTGCCATTTTATCTAAATCATTTATTTCACCATAAGTTAAAGGTTTTAATTTTACAGTTACACCTGTTTTGGGTAAAATTGTCGTAAATAAACCATTTTCATCAGGTAATTCTTTTGGTTGTTTGATATTTAATTCATCTAACAATAGATTGACTGTAAATGTTTTATCTGTTTTTGGATCGGATAGAGATATTGTGTATTCTGGACCAAAAGCAGTGTTTCTCAGAAATATCAAAAGTGCTTCAATGTCACCCTCTAATAATTCATCAGGTTTTAAATCAGGTTCATATATTTTATTTCTTAATAGGGTTAGGATTATATTACCCCCATTTATTTGATTTCCTGACACTAAAGAATTTTCATCACTAGCTGTAAGATACCCAACTTTTATTGATTTCTTTTTTGATTTATAAAATTTACCCTGAGATGGTAGTGGTACTAAATCGTGAGGTAAACTAAAATTCATTTGTCCATAAGCTTCAACATTCATAATTGTTTTTTTTTAAAAAAATAAAAAAAAAATCCTAAATGTAAACGATACATTTAGGATTGAAAATAACGTGATTATAGTATATTAGTATACTAAAATACATCTATCCATTTGTAATTGGATGTCAATACCCGCAATACCTTCTTGAGAATAACCTAATTGACCGAAGTTAGCTGAAGTAATGAAACAGCCTTCTAAAATCCATTTTTCAACAACAACTCCAGTTGGGTCTAACATTTCCAAATCAACATTCTTTTTATAACCCGCAGCATAACCCATACGACCTGTAACTGATTCAGCACAAAGACGAACCCACTCCATAACCGCTTGTGCCGCCGAAGGACCTATTGGGTCTCTTAATTTAACTGTAATTGGGCTCCATTTGAATCTACCAGCAACATAAGTTGAAGTGTTTAAAAATTGGATTTCAGTTCCCCCAACGGTGAATGTCGGTCTACTACCACTTTCTACAAACCATTCATTAATTCCTAATGAAGATGGAAATCTGAAAATAAACCTATTCTGTCTTTTCGGTTCATAAGGAACCGGCATTTTCATTAATAAATCAGCCATTTTGTATTGTTTTAGTTTTGTTCATTTATTTTATTATAAATATTATGTAGTTGAAAATTTTTCTATTTACTTTTATTTGAAAAATAATTATCCATTAATTAATCACATTATATATTAGTTATTATATATAATTTTAATTATATTAATAATTAATTATCTATTTCTATATTAATATATTTTTTCTTAACATCTTTAGGATTTGAAGTATCATATATTACAAATTTAACTTTAGGATATTTCTTCAATAATTCTTTCCTAATGAATTCTTCCATTTTTTTGATGTTACCTAAATCATCATCACTGAATCCAATTTTAACTCCCTCTCTATCTGGGTGGTCAACCAAATCCTCAACCTTTTTAACAACACTTTCAACATATTTCTCAAAAGCCATTGTCTTTGCTACTTCAGGGTTTTCAGCACCACCTTTTGATTGGTATTCAGTTTTAAATTCTTCTGAAGAAACTGCCGATAATTGTTGGTCACTTATATAGTCATCAATACTTTTATATTTCTTTTCTTTTAAATTTTTATTCATTGTTTCTTTTTCTTCATCAGAGAAAGTCATATCAATTAAAACTTTTATACCCTTTCTTAAAGAATCTTTACTTATACCACGAGCTGTAATGATTGAAAAATCATATCCATTTATTAAAGCTTTTTTGAACTTTTTGAAACTAGGTCCAAATTCATTAGCATTAATGGCATCTTTAGTATGTTGAATAAAAATTTCAGTTTTAAAATCTTTAAAGGCGTCATTTGGATTATTGTTTTTTAATCTCAATTTTTCCCCATCAAGTTCATGTCGTATCTCTCTAAACTTTTCTGTTGATACTTCATAATCTTTCCAACCACCATTTGATTTTTTCTCCAAATGTATTTTTGTTGGCATATTTAAAACATTATCATCCCAATCAAATGAATAACCCTTTTCATAAAATTCACTTAATATTCTCCTATATTGGTTTTCAGTTACTAATATTCTCATAATTAATTTTAATAATAAATATCATTTTACAATAAAAAAAATGGGGAGAGGTTAAAACCTCTCCCCATTATCGGTTATTCACACAATAATTCAAACTTTAATGAACCACAATCCCAAATTCTATCATAGCCTTTTAATTTCATTATTTCCCATTCAGTCATGTCTTTATTGTAACCTTCTTTAACTAACACATCCTTTCTAAACACAAATCTATGATGTCTATTACCCCGTATTTTTCATACATGGCTTGTTTTGAATTATTAATTCTATTTTTCTTGTTCTCCTCATTTTGATTCCAAAGTACCCTACATTCATTTGAACAAAGGTTTCTTTCGTGTTTTTTTCTTTCCGTAAAATTATTACCACATTGAACACAAAATCTTTCCTCTCTTACACTTTCATCTTTTTCCTTACCGAGTAATTTATTTTTTTTCGCATATTCAAAATAACAAGTTCTATCACAGAATTTCTTATCTCTATGTTTATAATCAGTAATAAACATATTTGAACAACTCGTACATTTTAATTCAACTTTCATAGGTAAAATATTTTTAAATGTGACTAACACTTATCTACACATAAATATAATAAATTTTATTAAAAAACAAAAAACCCTCCTTAAAATTTAAGGAGGGATAATTAATTATAAGGTTAAAAAATATTAAATATTCTCAAATGAAGCACCTGTTGGGGTGATGTAAAAAGTAATATCTATAAATTCTAACGCTCTAGTTGGTTTGATGTATATCTTACCTGTCAATTGGTTTCTATCCAAATCAGCCGGATCTGAAGAAACTGTTACACGGAAATCGTATAAACCTCTATCTCTTCTGATAGCGTCTAGGATTGGATTAACCGCATCCAAGAAGTCTTGTCTAACCTTGGCATCGTTTTGTTCGAATAATAACCTTACAGATACCGCAGAAATCAATTTACGTGCTTGTAATAACAATCTTCTAACATTGATTCTGTCTAACGCAGATTCTCTAATTTGTAAAGTCTTGTTACCCCAAATTACAGTTCCAACATCAGAGAAAGTCGCAATAGGATTAATTCTACCTTTGTATAAAGTATCTCTTTCTTCTTGTGTTAGTTTTCGTCTAGCCTTAACTGCATTAACAATACCACGAGTATAACCTGCCGCAGCAAACCAAGGAAAAGCGATATTGTCAGTTAATGCTAAGTTTCTACATACCTCCGCAGTTGGAGGAATATAAACCTGAGTGTTATTAACCGTGTCTCTTGTTAATACCCAAGGATAATATGTTGCCGTATAATTAGAATCAATATTACTTTCTTCCAAACTATCAACCGCTTCTTGAGGGAAAATACTATTGATTGGGTCACTAGTATTTGGTGCTAACATATTATAGTCGGGTGTTGTACAAATATATATTGAGTCAGCCCTATCAAACTCTACCATTTCTATTGCCGCCTCAACTAAGTTAGAATTAAATACATAATCAATACCTGGTGTTGTGAAAACATTAATATTAACCGCTTCTGGATTTGAAAATGTTTGTTGAGCTAACAAGTAAGCATAATAGTCAGTGTTAGCGTAATCTTCACTATTATTACCAACTGTAATACGTTTAAATGTTCCATTACCAGTCGCAGTTGGATATCTTAATGATGTACAAACACCTCTTAAGAAACCAGATCCACCTAATCTGAATTCATCACCATTTGATCTTCTTTCTCTATACACATCCCAACCATCAAAACCGCCTCGACACAATAAAGTAAATTTACGTGCGTTTAACCTATAATATGGATTTGTCGCATTTTCTGGGTCTGTGATAAATTCACCAGAACCAACTTGGAACGCGGATGTACCACTAGTTGTAAAGAAGTTAGATATTGTAATAGCCGAAGCGTTTTTATCCATATGGAAACCTTGAGTTTTAAACGCCCAATTAGTGCCAACACCATCACAAGTATTTGTTGGATTTTGTTTTCCTTTATATCCAAAGAAATCAATATCATATCCAATAGTATCTGAAATACCTAAATATGTTCTTTTTACATTATCCCCACCACTTCTAGATATATCATCTGCACCCGATATTAAACCAAATGGTGGATTGTATATAACTTCACCAGGGAAATCATATTTTGTTTTATAAATTGGGAATGGAGATTTAACGCCAGCATACTCCCTAAACATATAACCTTCAAATCCACAAGGTAAGGCATCAGTTGGAGCATCTTCATTCATCTCCAACATCACATATTTTGAATTCATTTGGAACTCACCATTACTAGTACCAATCTTTTTAGCAATAAAACTATTTTCATTGGGGTTCATCGTACAATTGGTGAATCTCTCAATTACCACAGGATTAGCATCAGTATCAAAGAAATCACGTACAAATACATCAAATGTTCCATTATTGAACGACATATTACCAATTGATATTTTTACTTCCGTATTAGCGGCATCACCATCAGCTATTGTAATAAACTTAAATAGATTGAATACTTTATTACCTCTTAATTCAGAAACAACCCAAGGTGATTCCGGTGATTGATATTGTTCCAAATACCATCCAATTGATGTTGATACTTGAGAAATTGCTGAATCTAAAGAAGTCAAATTACAATTCAAACCTCTGATATAACCTTTTCTGTAAGCGTAATTTAATAAACTTTGGAATCTTTCTTCCAAAAATAATGGTACAACAGTTCTAGGTTTTGCAAAGTTAGAGTAACCAAATACCTTACCAATATAATTAACATTTGAATTTGAGAATGAAGTTTCAAAGAAGAAAGTATCTCCGTCCTTATCTGTTACATTTACCCCAAAAGTTGAATATGGGTTTTTAGTTACCGCAGAATATGTTCCAATACAATTCAATGACACATCAGTCAAACCCGTTACTTGATAAGCTGGACCTGTACTATTACTACCATAAGTAGCAATACCCCTTGAACGTAATGTGGCGATAACCAAATCATCGTAATTAGTATACGCCATACCTGAGAACACATATATAGTTCCAGTGACAATACCCGAATAACAAGTTACAACAACAGGTGTTGGAGTAGTCGTTGGTGTTGGTGTTGGTAATGGTGTCACACAAGGATTAATTGGTGTTGGTGATGGTGGTGGCGGTGGCGGTGGCATCGTTGAAGTTATTGTTGTCGGCAACACCGTCAATCCAGATACAATAGAATAATACGAAAACCCAGTATACATTGAATTAATACCAGTATGGTCAAACAAAGCATAATACCAAGGGTCATTAGCTGGGGCGTTGTAATTAATAAGACTAGCATCAACATTATCTACTTTAAACACATTAGTTGCGGCAGTATATCCTGTTGAAACTAAGGCTGTGTAATCTGAACCCGAAATTGGTCCATAGTAGTAAATTGAATTGTCATCCAAACTTGGGGTAATTAATACATCCAATATTTGTTGATACATATTATCCCTCAAGGTACTAATTGAACCGTTGAACTGTTCAAAAGGTAAATCAATTTTACTTAGAATTAATGGTTCAATACTTGATGTAAAGGCAATTGTTTCCACATTGTTAGTACAACCAGTAAAGTCAATTGAATAATCATAGATTGAGTACCCAGTACAAACTGGTTCACAAGTACCTGATGGTATTGTTGAACCCAAACATAAGAAATCAACGGTTGATTGGTCAACATTTGCAATTGTTGATATAGACCAAGATGGTCCCGCATCATAACCTGATAATCCCAATATTCTTGTTACAAATAATTGATTAGATTGTTGCAAATACGCCTTGGCAATATAAGCCGCCTCATATTTTGGTATTTGTGTGTTGATGAATTTTTCTGGTGAAGTACCACCAAAGTAGGCTGTGAACTCGTCAAAGTTTCTAATGAATATAGGTTCAAAAGCGGGACCTTTAAGAGTTTCACCGACAATACCTAATGTTGTAACACCCACACTCTGTGATACAAAACTTAAGTCAACTTCGGAAGTATAAACACCTGGTGATACGAAAACTTTAGAATTAGACATTTTTTTTTAGTGTTTAGTAATTTATTTATTTATTACATAAATATTAAAGAAAAATGTAAAATACTTGACATATAGATATGTATATATAAATTGAGTAGAATTAATTCTACCTTTTTTCTGCTATGGATGATAAGGAGAAGAAAATCAAAAATTTAAAAATATCTATTGAGGTTCATAATGTACTCAAAAGTTATTGTGATAAAAATGGTATCAAGATGTATCGTTTTTTAGAAAAATTGATTGTTGAAAAATGTAAAGAAAAAAAAGATATCTATGGGGATAATTAAATTAATTTACTAATTATCCTTATTGTACTATCACTCAAAGTATCAACCTTAACAATATCAATTCTTATTACATCCCCACTATTTAATTGGATTAAATTAACATCAGAACCATAATAATCATTATTGATAAACACATCATATGAATCAATATTGGTTGTTTGTTCAATAGTCAAATCCGTAATATAATTAAATCGTTCTGATAATGATGTTACACCAACTTTAAATACAGAATTTATTTCAGTTGTATCATTTGGAATATCTTTTCTTTTACCCCTACTCACACTCCTTGTATCAGTTTCAAAAACTTGAAGTGCTCTTGTAATTGCTGGGCTAACCTCAAATTCATTTTCATCAATCAAAAATCCCAACATTGTGAATTCATAACTTTGGATATAATATTTTCTTTTCTCCATATCCATCACGGATTCATCAGTAATC